AGGTATCATAGGTTTTTTTCTTAACGGCATATTTTTTTAAAATGTCCAATCAAAAAATATTAGACTTATTGAAATTACATGAGGGTTTCAGAAGTTCTGTTTATAAATGTTCAGAAGGTTATTATACAATCGGCTATGGCAGATTAGTAGATCAATCTTTGGGTGGAGGTATAACAAAAGATGAAGCTGAAATCTTACTTAGTAATGATGTAGAAAAATGTAAAAAAATACTATCTAATAAATTAACTTTTTTTAAAGATTTATCTGAAAACAGACAAATAGTTTTGATAGATATGTATTTTAATTTAGGTAATAGACTGTTTAAATTTATTAATACATTATCGGCTCTAGAAAATAAAAATTATGAGAAAGCAGCAGATGAAATGTTACTTAGCAAATGGTCTAAACAAGTAGGACAAAGATCAGTAACTCTTTCAGATATGATGCGTAATGATACTTATCAGATCTAATGATTACCTCCATAGACAGAATTGGCAGATCAGGAGAGTTTGCCGTTGCCAGTCAATTAGCTTTAGTATCTGATACCGTTTCTTTAGTACCGCATAATAGTTATGCAGATATAATTTTTGAACACCAAAGAAATTTGTACAAAGTGCAAGTTAAAACTTCTTCTAAAGAAAGAAAGTACCCACACAAAGACGGAGATTATAGGGTAGGGTGGACATTTGATTTACGCAGAAAAAGAAAGTCAAAAGATGTAAAATTACAAAAGTATGGTGCAGAAGGACAATTTGATATAGATATTTTTGCTTTGTACTGTTTGCCGTATAATTCAATTATATTTATTGCGTTCAAAGATGCACCAACTAAATATACTTGTTCTGATGAAGATTTTGCAAAAAATGATTCACAAACAAGTTTAAATATTGTTTTAGAAGAATTGTCACATTCAAAATTGTAGGTAAAATAAAAAAATGGCTTTACAAAAAATTACATTTAATCCTGGTATTAATAGAGAAGGTACAGCTTATGATAATGAGCTTGGTTGGTTTGATTGTAATTTAGTTAGATTTAGGAAAGGTAGGCCAGAAAAATTTGGTGGTTGGCAAAAAATAGTTAATAACACTTTTTTAGGTGTTTCAAGATCTTTAAAAAATTGGATTTCATTAGAAGGTACAAAATATTTAGGTAATGGTACTAATTTAAAATTTTATATTTTAGAAGGTAACGAATTTGCAGATGTAACACCCATTAGAAAGACTAGCACTAATTCAATAACTTTTTCAGCAACTAATGGCTCTTCTACTATAACTGCTACAGATTCATCTCATGGTGCTGCTTTGAATGACTTTGTAACAATTTCAGGTGCTACAAGTTTGGGTGGCAATATAACAGCTGCTGTTTTGAACCAAGAGTATCAAATTACGAGTGTGACTGGCACTAATACTTATACCTTTACGGCTAAAGATACTTCTGGTGCTACTGTTACTGCAAATAGTAGCGATTCTGGTAATGGTGGTTCAGGAGTAGATGGCTTGTATCAAATTACTACAGGTCTGAATGTTTTTGTACAAGGTACAGGTTGGGGTGCTGGAGCTTGGTCAGATGGAACTTGGGGTTCTACTTCTAGTTTATCTGCAAGTAATCAATTAAGAATATGGTCACAAGATAATTTTGGGGAAAATTTAATACTAAATGTAAGAGGTGGTGGTATTTTTAGATGGTTAGAATCTGGTGGCACCACCACTAGAGCTGTAGAACTTTCACAAATAACTGGTGCAAATTTAGTGCCTACTGTTGGCTTACAAGCAATTACTTCCGAAACTGATAGACATTTAATAATATTAGGAGCTGATCCTATATCTGGTTCTGCTAGAACTGGAGTTGTTGATCCTATGTTAGTAGCTTTTAGTTCGCAAGAAGATGAATTAAATTTTGAGCCTAAAATTACTAATACCGCAGGATCAGTAAGATTATCTTCAGGCTCACAAATTATAGGTGGGGTCAAATCAAGACAGGAAATTGTAATTTTTACAGACACTTCTGTTTACAGTATGCAATTTGTTGGTTCGCCTTTTACTTTTGCAGTTAATCTTATAGATCAATCCACAGGATTAATCGGTCCTAATGCAACTATAAATGCTCCAACAGGTACATATTTTATGAGTTATAACGCATTTTATATATATGACGGTTCGGTAAAAGAATTACCCTGCTCCGTATTAGATTATGTTTTTTCTGATTTAAATAGTGATCAAGCTTTTAAAATATTTGCTTTTACTAATAAAAAACACTCTGAGGTAGGTTGGTTTTATCCATCTGCTAGTTCCACTGATATAGACAGATATGTTATTTACAATTATGCAGATAATGTTTGGTATTATGGTCAACTAAATAGAACAGCTTGGTTAGATTCTGGCGTGCAACCTTATCCTCAAGCAGCTAGTAGTAATTATGTTTTTCAACATGAAATAGGATTTGATGATGATGGTTCTGAAATGACAAATGTTTTTATAGAGTCAGCAGATTTTGATATTGGAGATGGCGAACAATATTCTTTTGTCAGAAGAATAATACCTGACATAAAATTTTTAGATACTGATACTGATTCAAATGTTAATTTAATTACAAAAACAAGAAATTTTCCTGGCGATTCTTTGACTACGGCAGCAACTTCAAATGTTACGCCATCTACAAAACAATCTCATATAAGAGCTAGAGGAAGGCAAGCGGTATTAAGAATAGCATCAAATGATTCTAACTCTGGCAACGTAGGAGTTGGTTGGCGATTAGGTTCTACCCGATTAGATATAAAAGCAGACGGAAAAAGATAAAATATAAGGTACATAAAAAAAGGTACAAACTATAATGAACAAATTATTACAAACTAGATTACCTACAGCAACTGATACAGTAACTGCTCTTACTTATAATAAATTAGTTAGGATTTTAGAACTTAATTTAGGTGCTATAAATGTAGATGCTACACCTCATTTCAACGATCAAGATTTAAGCACGTTAAATTTTAACGAAGGGGATATTGTATGGAATACCTCAATAGGAGTTTTACAAGTTTATCTCGGCAATAGTTTTTTAAATTTACATACGCCATCTGCACCTAAAGGTTTTAGTATAGATGGTGCAGTAGGATTATTAAGTGTCAAAACAAATGGCGACATTACTATAAATATTTAATGGAAGCTGCCGATAATAATTATGAATTAAAAAATCTGCTTTTGGCATACCCAGCTGATTGGTTTGTTGAAGATAAAACTTTAAAATTTGTAAAAAAAACTTTGCCAAATATATCAAATTTTTACAAAAACGAAGGCAAAGAAAACATGGCTCTGTCAAAAAAAACTATAATTAAAGAGCCGTTAAAAGAGGTATATACCGTACCTTTATTTTCAAAAACTTTTTGTGAATTATTATTAAATGAACTAAAAAGTATGCAAGAATTTGGCTCATTTAAACCTAACGACTCAGAAGATGAACTTAGACAAATACCTGAAATTATTATTAGTGAATATAGCCAACAACTAAACAATTCTTTATTGCATATAGTTGATACCATACTAAATCCTATTTTTATAAATATTTGGAATCGTCATGTTACTGCTGGCAATATTCAGATAGCCAACTATAATATAAAAGAAAAAGTAAAAGGTGCTTGGCATCATGACGCAAGTGCTGATATATCTGTTGTTGTACCTTTGAATACAGGAGAGTATATTGGTGGTGGGACAGAATTTTTTAACAGAGGCACTATAGAACCTCTGCCTAGTGGAAATGCTTTGATATTTCCTAGTTTTACGCATATGCATAGAGGTTTGCCAGTCGAAGCTGGTGACAGGTATTTGTTAGTCTTTTGGTTGGTTTGTGAAGAAGCAACAAAAAGTAATAGAAACTATATGAAGAATCAATAAATAAATGTAAAATAAAAATCATGATAAATCCAGACATGACAGGTTTAGCAGCTCTTGGCAGAGGCGAAGATAATTATTTAGCTCACGTTGCCAAAGGCGAAATGATAGTGCCACCTTTAGGTATCTCTGAAGATACTAGAAACAGATTAAATGCTGAAATGAAAGCGGTTGGCCTAAATCCTAATGAATATACCGTAGGGTCTGGCATGAGTATAAATCCTATTACAAATTTACCTGAATTTGGTTTTTTTAAAAAGATAGGTAAATCTATAAAAAAAGTTCTTGATCCAGTAGCTAAAGTAGTTTCTGTTATACCTGGCACACCACTACAACCATTTGCTAAAGCCTATACGGCTATTGATAGTTCTTTAGAAAAAAAGAAACTAGCTGATAGAGCCGCTGAACAAGCTGCCACACCAGTTTTAGCACCTACCTTTCCAGCTGGTCAAACTTTTGATTTTACTACAGGTCCAGTAATGCCTATTTTTAAACCAAATGTAGGATTGCCAAGTATTTTTGGCAAAGATAAAACACCAGAGTTTATAAAAAAAATAGGCGATTTGTTTGGGTTAGGCGGTCAAACAGGCTTAGATGATATATTTGGTGCTGATGGGATGTTAAGAGGTATAAATCCTGTTACAGCTGGTTTAGCTTCCTTGTATGGTTTAGCTACTAAAAAAGCAGCAGAAAAAGAAAGATTTGGTGTGAAAGATATTAGAGATACTTTACGACCAGATTTAGCTAGCAGTTCTAATATGGGATTAGCTGGTTTTGATGTTGGGTTTGCAAATGGTGGCGAAGTATTAGATATGCGTAATGGTGGCGAATCAATTGGTCCTGGTACTGGCACTTCAGATGATATACCAGCTATGTTGAGTGATGGAGAATTTGTTATGACGGCTGCTGCGAATAAAGGATTAGGCGGCTATAAAGTTAGCCCAGACAAGACTCATAAGGCAAAAGGAGTAATATGTTTAACTCCTGTTGGGAAACCTGACAGAAAAAAAGGTGCAGATAACATGATGGACTTAATGAAAACATTTGAAAAATACGATAAGGCGTTTACTTAATTATGGTAGATTTTAGTAACCCAAGTGCTTTAGAGCCAAGATTAGAATCACAAACAACGGCAGAAAGGATAGCAGATCCAAGATTGGCTGCGTTGTACTTTGGTACTGGAACTAGCCCTGGTTTTTTAAATCAATTACAAGAAGCGGCTAGAAGAAGAATACAATCGCCAGTCCCTTTACAAGAAACAGCAGGTTTATCTGATTTACAGACTTTAGGTTTAGATAGACTAAGAAGCGGTATAGGTGCTTTTGAGCCTTTTCTAGAAAGAGCAGAACAAGCTTATACAACAGGTTTGGAAAATATTACTGGTGTTTTACCTGAAGCAGAGCAAATTTTAAGAGGTACGGTTAGAGACTTTGATCCAAGTATGACCTCAAGATTTTATAATCCTTTTGAACAACAAGTTATTGATCAAGCTATTGCAGATGCTACCAAGGGTTTTGGATTGCAAGAAGCAGATGTAAGAGGTCGTGATATTCGTAATGTAGGCGAGTCAGCTTTTGGCAGTAGAGCAAATTTAACCGCTAGAGAAAGACAAGAAGCTTTTGGTAAAGGGTTGGCATCTACATTAGCAAGTATTAGACAAAGTGGTTTTGATACTGCACAACAAAGAGCTATGTCTGAGTTTCAAAGAAGATTAGCTTCGGAAAGAGGCTTAGCAGATGATTTAACTGGGTTAGGCGGTATAGGGTCAGAAGCACAAATAGGTTTTGGTAGTAGAATTGCAGGTATAGGCGGCACAGGACAAGATCTCAGAGGTACAGAAATAAGTAACCTTATAAATACTGGTGCTTTACCTAGAAATTTACAAGAAACTATATTTTCTAGACAATTTGCTAGAGATACAGCAGAAAGATCTGATCCTTTGAGTGTATTAACTGGTATAGCTCAAATATTACCGCAGTATCAACCAGAATCAACCGATATTGCTTCTGCTTATGGTTTAGCACCTGATCCATCTGCTTTAGGGTTAGGCTCTGCATTAAACGCATATGCTAGTTTATATGGAGCTATGGGTCCTTATGGTTCAGCAAATCCTAATTACATACCCAAAACTCAACCTGAAACTCAACCTCAAACTTTTTCTAGTTTGAGAATAGGTGACGGGTTTAATCCTGGAGCAATTTACGGTTAAAAATGAATGTTTTACAAAGAAGAATGTTTGCTAATGGTGGTCCTTCTGATCAACCGTTGCAAGCCTATTCACAACTTATTGCTAGTTATGCAGAAAAAGGTTTAAGCGTTGATGAAGCTCTGGTTGAGTTAGGCGACCCTACTTTTCCAAGAGCAGAAGTAGAAAAAATATATGCTGGTTTGGGATATTCAATTGATCCAAGCATAACTGATTATCAAATCATACCGCAAAATCAAACAGGTATTGTTTTTGGCCAACCAGACTTAGACCGTTCTCTTGACCTTACAGACGTAGGTACAGCACCTGAAAGTTTACAATTAGATTTTGACACGCCTGAGGTTAATCCTATAGTTGAACCCGTAATTGAAAATACTACTGTACCTACAGGAGTAGGGCCAAATCAAATACAACTTAGTGACGACAGAATTATTGATGTCGATATTGACAGGTTTAAAAATAATATATCTGGTGATAATTATCAAGATATTGATATTTTTGGTATGTTAAATAATCCTAATGCAAGATTAGGCACAAATGTGAAGGCAATTTTAGAAAATGAATTATCTGGCAGAAAGTCTTCATTAGGTTATGACCGATTTATTGGTGGTATAGGAGATTTAGGAGCAGATTTTACACTAACTAAAAGAAT